GATTTTCTAAGACCTGAAAACCTTTCTCTAATTTTTCTTTCAATTCTGACATCTTCAACAACGTTAAGATAACCTTTAAGAGTTGCATTATCTTTTAGAGTTGAATGTAAACCTTCATAAGGTGTATGTAATGCATGACCAACTTCATGACCCATAAACAAGTCATAAAGTTCATTTGACATATCATCTTTGAAAGTAGGACAAGCAAGCACTCTGTTCTTTACATCAAAATATGCAGTAGGTATCTTCTTATGAAGAACCGTAATGTTCTCAGAAGCCATCAACTTCGCAAGATTAGATTTCTGTGTTTTTAAGTTTTCGTTTATCATGTGGTTATCCTAACAAAAAATAGAGGTCATTGTCAAGCATTGATTAGCCCCAAGGACCAGGTATTTCTACTTCTTGTTCGAACATTAACTCTACCAATAGATTTCTTTTGTTTTCCATAAATGCATCTGGATTGTTGACATCTTCTGCATTAATTAGTGATGCAATGTTGAAATCGTCAGAAAGCGAATCTAAGACTTGAAAGTCTGACATGTCCGCTACATTTGATATTACTCTATCGGCAATTAAATCGTTTGAAAAATGACTCATAATATACTCCTTTTATTGAATGGGAGTATCCTACTATAAAAGTAGGTCTATTGTCAAGCTTTAGTTGGTGTTGCGATAAGCAAGTTCTGGAATTAAACGAACAGAATCTTCGTTTATATCTTCTTCAGGATTATGTCTGATAGGACTTTGAATCATTTGTTTACTTGGGTCTGAACTGAACCAAAAAGATATTGTATATCTATCGTTTCTTCGAACTTTTTGCACTCCATGAGGTATGTTTACCCCTTGAAATAGAAGACCATGACCTGTTTTTGGTTCATAAACTTGGGTGTCTGGTACGTAAGTGCGACCCCCTCTGTAGTTATCATTTAGATAAAGTATGCATGTCCACTCTCTGGAGACGTGCTCAGAAGTTGTTCCATGCATCATTTCTTGATTTGAATACGTATCTAAATGTGGGTCTTGAAAACCGCCTTTGGGCCATTTATTGATTGCAATCATTTCAGGATAAACTAGTTGGTCGTTTGTAACTCTGATTCTGCCTACTAAATCATAAATTACTTGAAATATTAAATCTCTAACCCATTGTGTATGAATTGTTAAGAAACGAATACCATAATAGTCGCTACCATTTCCCACATTTATCATGTGTTCATGTTCTTTATAGTATTGGATTAATTCAGTACAAAGTTCAGGTCTGAGCAACTTTATCATCTGAGGTTCCAGTATTTCCTTCTCCTTCAGATTTATCACTTGAGTTTGTTCTTGACTCTTCAAGTTGTTTTTGTTGCTCTGCGATGAACTTGGCCATTGCAATTCTCTTTTCATATTCTAGTCTTTTCTTTCTTTCTTTTGGTCTTGATTTTAGTGCTCTCTCGATTTTCAATCTTGATGCACGTTGTATGAATAAAACTCCATTTAAATGGTCGCATTCATGTTGCACACATCTAGCTGCCATACCAGATAAAACTAATGTGTGTTCTTTAGCATCAGAATCTTGATATGTTAGTTCTATTACTTTTGACCTTTTTATCATTACGTATATGTCTTGGAAAGATAAACACCCCTCTTTCATGTTTTCTGTATCTGAAGACGCTTTTGTAATTTTTGGATTAAAAAATCCTACAGGTCCTTTATCTTGAGTGTCCATAACAAACATTTTGTAGGGTAGTCCAACCTGATTAGCAGATAGACCAATACCGCCAAATTTTTTCATTGCTTCTACCATGTTTTTTTCGATTTCTTTTGGGTCCTCTTTTGGATTTTCGAAATCGAATTCGGGTGGTGGTGTTCTTAATACCTTACTTGCTTCTTCTACTAATTCATACATACTGATATTTATGCGGTTGATATACGACTAAAGTTCTTATGTTTCTCAAATTTGATAACCTCATCAAACTTATCGTAAAGTGCATCTCCTTTATGTGATATTATAAATGCGTTAGTCTTTTCTGTCAATGTATTTAATAATCTTAAGAAGTCATCTGTACCTTGATTGTCTAATGATGAATCAAATACCTCATCAAGAATCAACAAATTAGTGTTTACTGAATTCTTCATTCTTGCTATTGCTCTCCAAGTAAATAAAAGTGCAAGGTCAATTCTCATCTTCTCGCCTTGAGAGAAGTTATCATACTTAAATACATCACGGAATCTGGACTTAATTGTTTCTTCGAAGTTTTCATCGAGTTCAAAACCAACATAAAACTCTAAATTAGCAAGATACTTATTAATCATCTTGTTCATGATAGGAACATATTGTTTGATTATTTTAGATTTGATACCTTCGTCTCTTAATAAAAGTGTTGCAATTTCAAAATAGTGACTTCTGTTGGTTAAGTCTTCTTTTTTTGCAATGAGTTTGCTTAAAGAGTCTTCACTATCAAGCAATTTATCAGAAACATCATCATCGCCTGATATATCTTTCTTTAGGTCATCTATTTGACTTTGGAGTTTTTTGATATACTTTTGATTAGAAGTGACTTCTGTCTGCATTAAACCTATTTCTCTTTGAAGTTCTTCTATTTTATCTTGAACTTCTCTGATTTCTTCTAATCTAGTTTGAGATTCGCCTATTGTTTTTGCAATTTGACCAAGTGCTGTTTTTATTTCAGTTGCCTTCTCTTCTCGTTCTGCAATATGTTGCTTTTTATGTTCTTCATCTAGACCTTGTTTACATGTTGGACATTCTTCGTTTTCTTCATAGAATTTAACATCTCTAATTGCTTTCTTGTAATTCTCTGAGAGTTTTCTCTCCAGTTCATTTGCTTGTTGTAATCTATCTTTCTGAGAAATGCTATCCTCGATAGTGGATTTTTTCTCCACCACATTTTCCGTCTTTTCATCTATTTGCTCCATGATTGATGATATGTTATCTTGGGTTTCATTCACGGTAGATTCATACTTTAAAACTTGTTCGTCACGATTTTTCTGAAGAGCAGAAAGCTGTTCATTTAAACCATTGATTCTTTCTTCCAAAAGGTCAATTTCATGACTGGTTTCTTTCACTTCAACATTATGATTCGCAATCTTTTTTCTGAGTATATCTTTCATAGTCGAAAAGATTGATATGTCTAGTAAGTCTTCAACCAACTTTCTTCTATCTCTAGCACGAAGTTGCATAAACGGAGTAAAGTTAGCAGACCCTAGAATTGCCACCTGAGTAAAAGAACGATGACTCATTTTGAGTATGTTCGATTCTAGATGGTCTTGATAGTCTCTCATGGTTGCATCTTGATTGATTAAAACGTTACCAAGATACAATTCAAACTTATTGGGTTTGGCACCACGAATGACTTTGTAGTTCTTTTTGCCTACTGAGAATTCTATTTCTACAATTAGGTCTTTTTGATTGATTGAATTTATGAGAAGGTCTTTTTTGAGATTTCTAAAACCTTTACCATATAAACCAAAACACAATGCATCGAGTAGTGTTGACTTACCTGCACCATTTTCACCCACTATTAATGTGGTTTGTGAGCGGTCTAATTCAATGGTAGTAAACTTGTTGCCAGATGAAAGTAAGTTCTTCCATCTAACTGATTTAAATTTTATCATAGATAGTTATGTTCGTCTAAAGCTTCATTATACAAGGAAGTTACTAAAGATGTAAGTTGGTTTTTGTCTCCTTGTACTTCTAAATTATCAACATATTTGTGAAGAATGGTAAGAGTGTCTTCTACACCATCAATATCTTCATCTGATAACATGTCCATATGTTTGTGGTCATCAACAACTGATAAATGAATTGGATTGACTTTGTGTAATTTATCAATCATAGCATCGAACCAATACGGATTATCTTTATTGACAACTATAACTTTGACAAACTTGCTGGCATACTTTTCGAAATCTTGATTAACAATTGATTCAAATGTTTCTTTTGTATCATCATAAAAAACTTTTTCAAACATTTTAATTGGGTTGTGTATTGGACTTATCTCTGTTGTTTCTGTATCAAAGATGTGAAAATACTTTTCATCACCATAATCTGACCAAGTAAATTGCATTTGTGAACCTAGATATCTACAATTCTTAACTTCTGATTTACTATGAAAGTGACCACTATAAACTTTTTCAAATCTTTTTAGATAACTGATATCTAATCCATGTGAACACACGGCACCAGGCATCATCAATGCACCTTCTATTTCAAAGTGACCCATACAAACACTTGCATTTGCACTGAGTAAAAAGTCAACTGAGTCTGCATAGTTCTCATTGTTAATCCATGGTACTAATGCAATATTAAAACCATCATATTCTTTTACAATAGGGTCATAAATGATATTAACATTTTCTTCAAACAATAAAAGTTCAGGACTATTTACACTATTTGTTGATTTGTAATAAACATCATGATTACCTAAAATTAAATCCATAGTAATGCCTCTTTCTACCATAGGTTTAATAAAGTGTTCACGATTTGCTTTGAGACTTGCAAAGTTGACATACTTTCTTCTGTCGAAGTAATCACCCAAATGGATGATATGTTTAATATCATGTTTATCTAGATAAGGAAAAAAGACTTCATTATAAAAACGTCCTTGATAATTAGACATTTCTATCATGTCGCCTCTTATACCTGCATGTGTATCATTCAGTATTGCGATTTTCATTCAGTAAATTTTTCTAAGTTTTTCTGTTCTTTAGTTTTTGCTCTCTTTGATTTTCTTGGTTCGTAGTTAACAGGATTATAATTGTCTTGTAACCATTCTACATTTGAATTTACCATGCCACTAGTATCACCATCTATAGTATCAAAAGCAGCTTCTGATATACCTGTTTCTTTTAATACTTCTTGTTTAATGAATACTTGTTTCTTTTCTTTTTGTATTCTTCTTAAAAATGCATAGTAGCAAATCTGAGTAATGTATGCGAAAGCATTATTTGATTTTTCTCTGTTGAAGTTGCCGATATATTGTATACAATTCTCAATTGCATCACATATCATCTCATCTCTATAGGTATAATTGATGAAATTAGGTCGAGTAGATAGACGAGTAGCAATCTTATAAATGCATTCACCTATGTAGTCGGACATTCTTGGAGGTGTTTCTCCTTTTGATTCGGCGAGTTTAACTGCTTCGTTATGCTCGGCGACTGCTGTTGTGAACTCTTTGTTATTGACATAGTGTTCGTTTTGTTTTTTGTCTGCCATATATGGATAATACACTAGAAACACTTGGATTGTAAGTGCTTTTTAGTATTTATTCGATTGAGTATTTGTAATTAATGTCACTATGGTGTTGTTCGTCTGCTCTAACTTTTTTAATTAAATCAGATAGTTTAGCGTCTTCAGACATACCATAATAATCAATTGCGAGTTTTGGTGCTGGTACGTTTTCGACTTCGCCAGATTCTACCATAGCAAGATATTCTGTATACGATTTAACTGCCTCTTCTTCGAAATGGTGAATCATTCTATGTGCTGTTTTAGGGAATAAAACATATAAAACAAAATAGAATATCCAAAAGATTGCCTGTGCAAAAAGAACAAGATATCTCTCAAAGATATTTGGTTTAGTAATCTCTATGAAGAACATAAGATGCATACGTTCATTTTCTGCTTCTGCTAAAAGTTCACGTATCATAGGACCATGTCCTGTTTTCATTTGTCTAAGACTTTTTAAGTGAATCCACATGCCTGCTACCATACCAGGTACACCAGCAATAGTTTCTAGAACAACTGCTCTATGTCCATATCTATGTGCAAAAAATGTGTCTGCTATTAAGCGAAAGAATTTTGTCATTGATAAAGCAAAAAAATTTGACATTTTTATAAAAACCCTCTTTTATAATTTAGATTTATATGTTAAACTGACTATGTCGCCAGGGTCAGGACCTAATAAGGAGATGGACCGTTAACAAACGTATCAATAATCTTGAATGTTGCTAACATTAAAGCTACCATACCTACTTGTACAAAACTCATTATGATGACTATTTTCGAATTCATTTCAACCCAAAATTTACCGTCAGTATCTATCCAATGTTTATGTTCTTCTGGTGTTGCATCTCTTGGCGCCCAACGTATTCCGGGTTGTCTTGCAACTTTTGGGTCTTCAGATGTAAAGTCAATTTCAATCTGCTTTTCTTTCATGATATATTTTTTGTGAATTTTCAATTTCTCTAATAGCTCTTAAAGCGCCTTGTATATTTCCGTCAAATGCCACACCTGTTATTAATAGATTATGACAAATGATTTTTATAAGATTTTTCTTAATATACTCCATTATATATTAATCCCATTTACGCCCATTAAAGTTAGCGCAAAAATAATTACGAGAGCAGAAATCTCCAACTTATCTTTTAGTTCTTCTTTACTAGGTATTTTCATTTAAATACCGTATGATGATAATATCGCTATAGGTAATGCGAAAGGAAGAGTTATGTGTAAAATGAAATCGATTACTTCCAGGCTCTTTGATATAATCTCTGTTTCTCTCAGGTTTTCTACGTCACTTACCACGCTCTTCGCAACCTTTAAAATTGCTGTGGTCATGGTTTCTCCAAAAAAACTATTATTAAAAATTATAATTAATTATAAAAATATATTATAACACGCAACTATTTATAAAACAATGGGTTTTAAGAAATATAATTTTTATAACTAATGGATTTTCTTAGGGTCTTCTGGTTTTTCTAAAGTTTCAAATAAATCTTCAGCTGAACTAACATCGAAACCTTGACTATCTAAACCCATGTCTTCTAAGATATAATCATCATAATCCATTTCTGACTCTATTCTAGATTGTGTCATCAATCTATCCATAGCTCTTTTGATTCTTGTATCTAAATCTTTTCTAACTGATTTTTCATCACCGATAGGTATTGATTTATTTTCTATCATTTTCATCCATAATGAACTAGCATTATCATAGTGAGGAATGAATTGCTCATTCATACTAGTTCTATGCATAACTGAAGTTTTTGGCATAACTATCTTTTCTTCTTCTGAAAGAGGACTATAGGGATAAAATATTACCTGTGTCTTAACAGAACCTGGAATGATAGATAAATGACATATCATTGGTAATGTTATTTCTAGATTGTCACCTAGGTCTCTTGTCATACCCACTATCTCTGAACCAGTTGTCATTTTGATGACTTCGTATTTACTAGGTATTAAGTCTTTTGCTGTTGCCATAAGTCGAATTGTTTTAGTTCGTAAGGAAAATTCTCCTCACTATAGATATTTATCCTTTCTTTCAAGTGTTCAAGTGTATAATTATCACATTGAAGGTCGTCTGCAATATCAAATAATCGCATACTATCTTTACCTTCTGTCTTTCTAAGACCTCGACCTATAGATTGTAAATTTCTAATCTTAGATTTTGAAGGAGATGCAAAAACAATATTATCTATTTTCTTTATGTTAACACCAGTGGAAAATGTTCCGTATGATGCTAGTATCACATCGTTTTTTGCTTCTTCTACTATACCACGAATAGCTTCTCTATCAGAAGTATCAGTTCCACCATAGACATAATGCAGATTGTCTACAAGACCATCTAACATGCCATGTAAAACCACACCATGTTTTTCGACATATTGAAAAAGAACAAGTGTGTTACCTTTTAAATTTCTAACAAGATTGACAATAAATTTATTTCTCTCTTCGCATGAAACCAGATAATCCATTTCTTCTTGGTATGACATTTTATGACACTTCGCATGTTTAAGTATAATACAATCAATATCAATCTTTGCAATAGTACCGTCTTCTATCAACTCTGATGATGTGATAACTTTCTTTACAGGACCAAATAGACCTTCAAGTTGTAATCTATGTACTTCTGTACCATCTAAAGTACCAGTTGTACCAATACGAACAGCAGTATTCTTCATTTTTTCAAGAATGCCTTTCAGTGTTGTTGCTTTAAATAAATGTGCTTCATCACCTATGACCATATCAAATGATTCTAATACTTCTTTAGGCGCTTTACTGAAAGATTGCCACGTAGTCACCGTGATGTCTGCATCGAAAACTTCTTGACCATGATATATTTTACAAACAGGTTCTTTATAACCATAATCAATAAAATCTTTTGTCATTTGTTCAACCAATGATGTTGTTGGCACAATAATTACGGTTTTCTTATCATAATATCTTGCAAGTAAATAAATGATTAGTGATTTACCACTTGCAGTTGGAGATAATAGAAGTTGTCTTCCATATTGTATTGCAGTATTAAAAGCATCTATCTGATAATCTCTAGGTTCAAAAGGAAGATTCAAATCTGCTAACCAAGACTGACTACATTTTTCTCTTTGTTTTTCACCGATAACATCTTCGATTCCGCCAAATTCGTAACCTCTTTCCCTACAGAACTCATCGACATATGGTAAAAGACCAATGTATACTCTGTTTGTTTTAATAGAAAATAATCTAACTTTACCATCCCAATATCTGTTTTTTACAGAAGGCATAAACTTTGCATTTGGTACAGAAAAAGAAAAGTAATCATAAAGGTCACGTGCAAGTCCATCATCACAATTGACTTTCATGAAACATTCGTTAATCTTTTCTACGGTGACTTTAGGCATGAGGTTGGCCGTGAAACCAACTTACTAGAGATACTCTTGTACCCTTAATCACTGGAGTCACTTGATGATAAGTGTGTGAAGGAAACACAATTAGCGTTCCTTTTTCTTTTGCTGAAAACGGTAGAGGTTTTTTGTTATTTGCTATATCAATTTGAGTCTCGTAAGTTTCTAACCTATCAAATATACCATTGTAATCGATATACTCAAAGTTTCCGCCTTCATAATCTTCAGGTGCTGATAATTGTATTGTTGAAGAGAGTTTTCTCATTTTACCTGTATTTAAAAGACCTGGTCCTGAATCAACATGCCAAGTATAAAAATCTCCTCTAGTATGTTCTGTTTCTCTATGACGATAAATTGTATATTGATGATTCTCTATTTCATCCCATTGTAAATTCCATTGTGCTTCACTATTTGCTTGATTTATACCATCTTCTATCTTTTTTCTGATATCTTGAGGCATAACCTGATGATTCATCCATTTAACATCTGATTGTCTTATATTATGTCTGATATTACCTTGCGAACTAAGTGCAGCTGCGTCCGGGTCATTTAAAACTTCACCACCAACACCAGCATCTTGAAGTTCAATTCCTTTTGAATGAATATGTATTTCTTCTACTTCTCTTTCTGTTAGAAAACTAGGGTAAATTATAACACTATTAAAGTAAACCATTATACGCCTGCCATAAACTTACGCCATTCAATTGTATTTTTTATTGTCTGATGGCGCCATGTAATATTGTCCATACATCTTTTGATATACTCTACAACCTCTTGTAGATAATCTATCTTTGCTTTTAATTTTGTAAGGTCTACATCTGAATTGAAAAAAATATCCATATCGTTTTTCATTATTTTGAGACCATCGAATGGGTCATCTGACCAACCCAATTCTTTAATTCTATTTTCATCCATTTTGCCATTGAACCACAACCACTTATCTTTTCTAAGTAGATTGTATTGCATTTGAGCATTCTTTAATCTAAGAATGTTATCTGTTAGTAAGTCTGAATACTTTGCATGTAATCGAGGAACATCTAAACTAGATTTATCTAATTCTATGTCATCGATTTCGCAATCGTTAGACCACATCGCTTTTATTTCATCCAATGTCATACTATAATTATACTATACTTTGTAGTATTTATGAAGTGGTTTTTATCTCGTAATATGTGAATCTAAATGACACGGTTGCAATTACAGGTTCTGCATCAGCACCAGATTCAAGTTGAATACCACCTAGATTAATTGGAAAACAATCATGAAATCTAAAGTATCTATTTGGTATATTTTTGTTTGTATTTGTTACAAGTGTTATGTCTGAGAATTGTTTTAAATCATCGCCGACATTAGCGAGTATATTTGTTTTTGTAGAAGTGCTTTCAGTATATGCACCGTATATACTAGGGTCATTGACTGGAACGATTGCATCCATCCAATCATATATTTCTTTAAAGTTTGCTAAATCTTCGTCAACTAAGAATTCTATATCTAATGTATCGAAAGTTACTTTATCACCTGGAAAATATGCATCTAATCCAACACCAGCTGCTTGAACGGTTTCACTGAATTGCAATCCAGGTATATTTACGGTTCTAACATAATACTCAACATTTGGAACTTTATCAATTAGTAATCTAAAGTTATTTTTATTGAGAATCGATTTATTAATATTAGTTGTCAAGTTTTATAATCCTTTTAGATGATGTAGTGTCTAGATAATCTTCACCACGATACTCTCTCTGAACTATCTCTTCACAAAGATAACCGTCTTGAATGTATCGTGTAGATATCGTTCTACTGATAACGTCTGTTGTTTCTACCCCATTTGGAAATGCACTTTTTTCCCAAGGTCCTTCCAACACTTTCACATTTTTTGCATATTCTGACATTTTATTTCCTTCTAAGGGGGGCGAATAATTTCACCCCACTTTACTATTTATCTTAACTTACTTCTCGTTAACGAAATCATTAAACTGCTTTGCAGTATTAATAACATCTTGAGCAGAATATGTCCTTAAAGGTATCTCCTTTTTAGACTCAGCATGATTGTCATTCCATGAATATATGGTTTGCCTTTCATTCTCGATGTTGTTGATAATAACACTCTCTGCTAGAGATAGTAAATCGGCACGGATTTCGTACCCAGATTTTGCGTGATTTGACATAATTTCCTCCTGTGTGTATGTGTGTTTATGTCGTAGTAGGGGGTTTTAGAAACCCCCAACTACTATAGTATATAGGTTATTTTAAGCCGACCACTTTTGACCACGGTATACACCCTTGGTCTGTGGTTTTGACTTTGTAGATTCACCATTGTGACGAGTGCCACGGTATACTAACTTGAGGTCAGCCTTCTTCTTTGTCATTTCCATTCCTCCGTTTAAAGGTTGAACAAAAATGCGTTCCTTCGGCCCCATGCCTACTTCCGTTCACTGCTACATTTAGAGTGAATGAACGATTATTATTATTTAGTGTATAAAAAAAGGGGTCTAAAAAGACCCCTTTTAAAAGTCGAAACTTTTTTTACAGAATGTTAGATACTGCTAATTTTCTGTAGTATTGGTTAGTTCCATCGGAAGCAAGACCGTTTGCAGGTGATGAACCTACGAATGGGTTTGAAACCATACCGTATCTTGTTTTAAATCCGATTTTTGGTTGGAAAGTATTCTCACCAACGGCACGAACCATTTGTAATGGTACGTATGGGCAATAGAACATACCAGCATCGTAAGGGTTAGACCCTCTGTAACCAACGGTTAAGTAATCTGAACCAGCATATGGGTCAATATATACTTTAACTCTTCCGTTAAGAACACCAGCAAATGTATTACCTGTGTCATCAACGTTTAAGTTAGTTGATAGTGCTGGAGTGTAATCTAATACTCCTGCCATTGAAAGAGCAGATGCTACGTCTGAAGAACATAGGATAAAGTTACCTTTACCTCTTCTTGTTTCTTTAGCGATTACATTTGATTCTCTTTCGATTTGGAATAATAATCCTTTGAACTTCTCTACAGACCATCTACCGTTAGCATCAACGTCTAAGTTAAAAGTACCTGCTGAAGCAGTTGCTGATGCACCTACTTTAGCTTGGTTGTTTACTTCTCTAACAACTTCTCTGTTGATTTCTGATAGAATTTCTGATGATAAAATATTAGCGAGTTCTGATTCTGCATCTAGACCGTGGATTGCTTTTAGGTCTTGAGCAAGTTCTAATGAGTACTCTGCTTTTAAAGCTCTTGAAACTGCTGTTACCGTGCTTTTCTCGATTGTGAAAGACATTTCATTGAAGTGGTTGCTTGAAGCATCACCTAATGATTCTGAGTTTGCGGTTGACATACCAGTTGAAGTAGCGTTTTCATACGCACTTGAACTAGCAAATGGGTTACCTTCTGGGTCTGGGTCAGCTGTGTTGTCAATGTCACCTGAATTACCTGCTGAAAAAGCAGTTCTTGGTTCATTGAATAATGCTTCTGATTGAGCATCTCTTGTAGCGTTAGCATCGTCTTGATATCTTGCTTTCATAGCAAATATAAGACCTGTTGGACCTGTCATAGGTTGAACACCGCAAATGTCGTATGCAACGAGATTTGGCATTGCTCTTCTAACGAGACTGATTAAAATCGGGTCCCAATTAGAAATAGCAGCTCCAGTAGAGTTTAAAGGTGCAGCTTCTGAAAGAACAGCTCTATCTTCTTGTAAAGCGTTCTCTTGGTTTTCAAGAATAACTGCTGTGACTGCCTTCTTGTAGTTGTCTTCGATTTTTGGCAAATCGGAGTGTTCTAGAATAGGCGACCACTTTTCTTGTAAGTTTTCTGATAAAAACATTTTTTTTATTTTCCTCTAAATTACCCTAATGGTTTTAATTTTGAAATTGCTGATGAATACGCACTCATTTCAGGTGGAAGAACGTTCTCTTCGTTAGATTCGAACTCTCCTGTACCTTCTTCTATGTTTGTCTCTTCAACAACCGTTTCACCGTCAACTGGAAAGTATGCTTCTTTGATTTCTGCAATCTTATCTTGAAAGTCTGCTTCGTCTTTGAAATCTACTCCATTTGATAATGAAACTAATTTCTCTTGTTGTGATTCAGATAAGTCTTTGCAGGCTTCTCTGACAACATTGTCTCTCTTCATAGAATCTAACTCTTCAACTAAGCCCATATTCTTATTGACTTCGTTGTCTAGTTTGTCTTCCATTTCATCGAGACGATTTGCGAGTTCGTCCATGACATTATACTTATCTTCTGGTACTTCAACATAATGTTCTACGAACAATGTTTTTAGTCCTTCGATAAAGTTATCTGTCATTTCTGACCTCAAACCCCTTTCGATTGCTAATTCGTTTTCTTTCGTCCACTCTTCAGCAACATATGAAAGATACTTATCAGTAGCTTCTGATAATTCGTCCTTCACTTTTTCTATTGAGGTTTTTAATGATTCTTCATGTTCTTTTGAAAGTTCTTCTTTAATTTCAGCAACTTTTGATGATACTGCGGCTTTGAAGATTGTTCTAGCTTTCTCTTGATTCTCTTCTGATAGTTCAAGAGCTTCTGAGATTTTTTCTAGGTCGTCTTCTACTTCCATCTCAACTAGGTCTGACTCGACTTCTGCGGACTCTTCGACTTCTTTCTCGTCTTCTTTGTCCTCGTCTTCGTCTTCCTCTTCTTCCTTTTTCATCTTCATTGCGTTAAGTTTTTTATAAC